AGAGAAATCCTCAACTTTGGGATCCTCGATGCGCTCAATATTTAGCTGATAAACAAAAAGGTTCTGTTCAATCTGCTTCAAAACCTGTAAAAAGTGTCAGTACAAGTTAAACTATTGACATAACTTTCTTTCCGTTAATGAATCATGGCTTTCTATCGTGGTGAGGAAGGCTCCGTAAAGTTCAAGAACAGTGCAGGTACAACGGCTGCTATTGCTTCTACAACAGGCTGGAGTCTTAGTCTTTCTAAAGATGTTCTAGATTGCACAGCACATGGCGCAGGTTCTCGTAGCTACGTTGGATCTTTGATCTCTGGTTCTGGTTCTGTTGAGCTTTTATACACGGCAGAAGGCAGTGGAGCTTCAGATGAGTTTATTAAAGAAGCTTTAGTAACTGAAGATGCTGCTGACGCTCAATTTGAGTTGTACTTTGGTGATGGCACTAAGAAATTTGTTTTTGCTGGTGTTGTAACCAGTGCTGATTTCGGTGCTTCTACAGGTGATTTACAAAGCGTTAGTGTAAGTTTCCAAACAAGTGGAACTATTACTCCTACTGTTTAGGTGTAACGCAAAATAAAGGAAGAGGTTAACCGTGACGTATGCCGTTCCTGGCCCAATTCGCACAAATATAGTCAGTTCGACCTTCGTTGGTGGAACTGATAGTCCTTTTACACGCACTCGTGCTGTATTGGATATGGTGAAAGGCTGGGAAATTATGAAGGCGGTAACGTTAGGGACTGAGTATCTACGAGATAATTCTCAAGCGTTCTTACCTTTAGAACCAAGAGAAGATTATAGAGCTTATCAATCAAGAGTTGACAGAGCTGTCTTTTCTCCTTATACACAAAGGCTCGTCAGAGCTGCTACTGGCTTGATTTTACGTAAGCCAATTAGTATTATTGGTGATCCATATTGGACTGACGAGTTTATAAAAGATGTTGATGGCTGTGGATCTGATTTAGATGAATATGCACGTAGATTAATACTTTGTTCGTTAACTTACGGTCAAAGTCATGTACTTGTTGATTATCCTGCACCCGCTGGAGCCGTTAGTTTAGCGGAAGAAAGAGCTTTAGGGCGTAGACCTTACTGGATAGAGGTTGATCCTGCAAATATTTATGGCTGGAGATTAGATAGAGAGTCTAATTACGGTAAATTAATACAAATAAGGATAGCTGAGAAGGCAGTCGTACCAACAGGAGAGTTCGGTGAGAAGGTTTTTGATCAGGTTAGAGTAATTGAGCCTGGGAAATATAGAATTTACCGTAAAAAAGAAGCTGAAAAAGCATTATATACAGTAAATGATAGTACTTATTCAGGGAATATTGAAGGCCCAGATGGTAACAATGATTATGAATTAATAGAATCAGGTGATTATTCTTTAGGTGAGATACCTCTAACTACTATTTATGCAGGGAAAACAGATACTTTAACAAGCAAACCACCTTTGTTAGATATTGCTTATTTAAATCTTGCACATTTCCAACGACAAGCTGACTTAATACATAGTTTGCATGTAGCGTCACAACCGATGCTTGTAATGGAAGGTTGGGATGATCAAACGAAAGACATGGCAATCAGCGTCAACTACGCAATGGCGACCCAACCTGGCAACAAAGTATATTACGTCGAGCCAGCGTCCAGTGCATTTGAAGCTCAAGCGGCAGAGATACAAGAGTTACAACTCCAAATGGCTACGCTTGGCATTAGTACGCTTTCGCAACAGAAATTTGTCGCTGAGTCGGCTGATGCACGAAGACTTGACCGCGTGGATACTAACTCCATGCTTTCAATGGTTTCGCTCGAATTAGAGCAGAAATTACAAAAGGCATTTAACTTATCTGCTGCTTATATAGGAATAGAGCCACCAGAAATCAAAATTAGTCGTGATTTTGATATTGAGAGGTTAATTGGACAAGATGTAACTGCTTTAACATCACTATTTGAGCAACAAGTCATTGATAGAGATGAATTTAGGCAAATATTAGTTCAAGGTGAAGTATTACCGAACGCTTCAGAGACTGAAGAGGATTAATACACTAGAATAATAGTCAGGTAACTATTTACTATTATGCCCTCCATTAAATTGGATAACGGTGTAAGGGCAGAAGATTTGGAAGCTGCTATTGCGGCTGAAAATGGAACTCCTGCACCTAAGCCAGTCAAAGAAGCTCCAGCTCCAAAGGCCAAAGCTGTAAAAACCGAAACTCCAAAAACATCTGAATAAACATGGAAGAAAAAATCATCCAGCAGGAGTCTGTGGCTCCTGTTGAGCAGTCTGTGGCTGCTACAGATGCGTCAGCAGCTCCAGCAATTGATGTTGAAGCAATTAAAGCTGAATATGAAGGGCGACTTACTGCTGAGAGAGCTAGTAGAGAAAAAGCAGAGAAATCTTTTGGCGAATTAAAGTCAAAAGTTGATGAAATGTATAAAAAAGCGGATGAAAAACGCTTAAAAAGTCTTGAAGATCAAGGTCAATACAAGCCTCTTTGGGAGGAAGCTAATAAAACAGCTCAATCCAAAGATGCTGAGATTGGGACTTTAAAATCTCAAATTGAAGAGTTACAACGTTCTACAGAGACAGAATCAGTTCGTAATGCAGCATTAGCAGCTATTAGCGATGCTGGAGCTATTAATGCAGAGCAAACTCTTTCTCTTTTGCAGAAGAATCTTCAGAAAAATAACGAAGGTAAAACTGTTATTTTAAATGGAGGAGTTGAACAGGATTTAAATACTTATCTAAGTAATTTAAAGAATCCTGGGAGTGGTTGGGAGCATCAATTTAAAGCTAGTAGTGCTGCTGGCATGGGTGCAAAGCCAAGTCCAACATCTAATGTGGCTCCAGGGCAAGAAAACCCTTGGAAGACGGGCAATCTCACGCAACAAATGATATTATCTAACCAAGACCCCGATCTAGCAGCCGTGCTGCAAAGAGAGGCATCCCAGTAACACAAGTTCCGATGATTCTTTAACAAGTAAGTCTGTGACTTATGGGAAGAATTATCTTTAAATCTGTGATTTAGTTGGAACGTGTTACTACCAAGTCTGTGGCTTGGCGGTCAAATTAACCGTAATTCTTTAGGAGGAAGAAATGGCAGCCCCATTTCAGAATTACTCTGGCGGTGTCTTACTCGCAGACATCGTTAAGAGAAATAATTTGTCTCGCTATGTAAGTGAGGCAATAAAAGAGCGCAGTTTATTCCTTAAAAGTGGTGCTGTAGCTCGTAACTCTTTCCTTGATGCCAAGGAAGGTGGTACACGTATTCAAGTTCCTGAGTTCAACCCAGTTTCACCTACAGAAGAGGTAATGACTGGTGCGGCTAACTGGGGGACATCAACTGCTGGATATTTAACTCCACAGAAGATCACCACAGATACACAGATTGCATCTATCTGCCATAGAGGTTTTGCCTATGCGGTTGATGACATTGCAACTTTGGCTGCTGGTGAAGATCCAATGCTTCACATCCGCAACCAGCTTGCTGATGCAATCAACAAGTTAAACAGTCAGAGACTTTTCTATCAGTTACATGGTTTGTTTGGTTCTGCTTTAGCAGGAAACAAGCTTGACATAGGTAAAGCTGGTACTGGTGCTGCTGAAGCTAACTTCTTGACAGCTTCTACTGTTGCAAGAGCAAGAAATCTTCTTGGAGAGCGTGGCGATGAGCTAGACACTCTAATCGTTCACCCTTCTGTTGGTTTCTACCTTTATCAGACAGGACTGTTAACCTTCTCAACTTCTTCACTTGTTTCTGGTGGAGCTGTTACATGGGGTGGCGGTGGTGCTGGCGTTGATGCTAAGAGCATCGGTACATTCGCTGGCATGAATGTTGTTATGGATTCTCAGGTGAACGCTGTTCAGCCTGGTTCTTCAGGACATCAGAAAGAGTTCTACTGCTACTTAACTAAGGGCGGAACAATTCTTGAAGGTGTTCAGCAGGATCTACGGATTGAAGCTGATCGCAACATCCTTTCCAAGCAGGACGTTCTATCAGTTGATTATCACACTGCATACCATGTACTTGGTACTAAGTGGACTGATGCTGGTGACAACCCAACCAACTCCAATCTTGGAGCATCTGCTAAGTGGGGAGCTACTTACGATATTGATCTAATTCCTTTAGTTCAGTTAACTGTTAACACACCTCTAGACACTTCTACTCTATAAATAGAGAGCAGTAGGTCTGCATAATTAAGCCTCACTTTCGGGTGGGGCTTTTTTATGACGCTATGATGGGAGAGATATCTATTTATTGGACTGTGGCTGCAACAATTAGTGCCACCTTAAAAGGGGAAAATTCTAATAGCTACGTAACTTTGGCTGAAGCTGATAGTTATTTTGAGACTGTCCCAAACTCTTCAACGTGGACAGACAAAAGTGATGATGCTAAGAACAGAGCTTTGATTTCCTCTTGCCGATGGATAGATAGTCTCAATTATTACGGTGATAGATGTGACGAAGATCAGGCTCTCAAATGGCCCCGAAACAATTACGAGGTCGATAATGTTGAATTGGCATGCACAGCCATACCTAAAAACATCAAGTATGCACAGTACGAATTGGCTAGAGCACTGGCGAATGAGACTGACGCTGTTACAGGAAACAAAGGAACTGATGGAAATATTGAAGAAGTTAAATTAGGAGAAATCGAGGTTAAATACTCACAATCCAGTCAAGGTACAGGGACAGTAAATAACATCTTTGATGTTTACCCTTGGTTACAAAGCTATTTAGGTGCTTATTGCTTAGGTGGCTCTGGTAGTTATCAAGTCAGGCTTGTGAGAGGTTAATCATGGCAGGATCACTCGACACTGCACTCAAAAGTATTGCTAAACAGGTTGTTGCTAATCTTGGTACGTCCTTAGATACAACGATTACTTATAACCGTAAGGTTAAGAGTAGTTATCGTATTGAAACGGGGGAGCAGCATGTTAGTACGA